AGACTCGCCAAAAATGCATTGTATTGAGCCTGCATGTATTGCAAGCCTTGAACAAATCCATTCACAAAGTTAGTTAAATCATCAAGCGCAATTTTCAAAGATGGCGCAAGGGTATTACCAATTTCTCTTGCTAGGGCGTCAACGCCATCTTGCAAAGTGCTGAATTTGCCTTGAAGCGTTGTTGATTGAGCAACGGCACCATCAGCATATTTGCCACCTGCGCTTGTCAAATTTTTAATGGCTTGCTCAACAGCTTTGGCGCTAAACCTTCCTTTCTCCAACGCCTTCCTAAATTCCTCCCCACTCATTCCGTACATGCCCTGCAGTTCTTTTTGCAGTGCGATGCCACGCTCTTGGAATTGCAGCAGTTCTTCCCCTTGCAAACGCCCTTTGGCTTGCACTTGACCGTAGGCAGTAACCAACCCCTGCAGTTCAGCGCCAGTTGCACCCGAAACATCGGCTAACCGGCGGGTTGTTTCAACAACGGCATTGGTCGCAACGCCGAATGCCTGCAATCGTTTTGCAGCGTCAATTAGCTCGGTGCTGGTGAACGGCGTTACGGCGCCAAGCTGCTGCATCTCCTGAATGATTTGCTTGGCTTGCTGCACGCTGCCGGTCAATACCTGCAGGCTTTTTGTTTGACTTTCTATTTCCGCCGTTTTGGCGAACACGAACCGCGCCGCTTGAATCGCAGAAAACCCAGCCGCAAGTCTGCCAACCCCAGCCGTTAAGCCACTAATACCAGCCTGTGCCTGTTTTGAAGCATTGTTGATATTACGGAGCTGATCAACCGCGCCACGACTATTTACCTGTACGTCAACGACAGCTACAGCCACAGCAACGCACTAACCCTGTCTTTGCAGTCTATCGCCGTGCTCTGGCGTTGGCCTTATCCATCTCGTCTTTTTCGCGCTTCGCCTTGACCTCGTGGTAGGCAGCAAACATTACGAATTCGGCTTCCGTCAACTGAGCGCGTAATTCGCTGACGGTTTTACCTAGTTCCGTCGCCAGGAAGAACTCAAAGAACAGCCAAGAGTCTTCCTCTAGTCTTTTTTTGCTTCGTCCAGCAGCGGCGGGGCACCCAAGCCAAACAGAAACAGCTCAAGCTCGTTCAGCACCGATTCAGGCAATTCGCGCTGCAGTTTGGCTGCATCGGCAGCGGCAAAGGCTTTAGTGCCGTCCTCAAGCTCAGCCATCTGGCACAGCATCTGCGTACTGATTTCCAATGCTTCATCTGTGCCAGCAAGAGTCGTTGCACGCTTGCGGTCAGCACGAGTAATCGGCTTGAAATACAAAGACAGAACAACCGCGCCATCGGCTTTTTTGATGTCAAACCGACGGCGCTGGTTCAGATCAAAAGCGCCAGTGAGCAGGTCAACGGCGCGGGGTGTAGCAGCAGGCATCAGATACCAAGGGTGAGAGCACCAGATGTGACGAAGTTAACCGTCACAATTTCAATCTCGCCAACCGTAGCACTGTATTCAGAGCCTGTCACCACAAGCGTGCCGGTAATCTTCTTACCGCCAGTCTCGTCCAAGTACAGCTCAAAGGCTGCATCGGCCTCGTCCGTGGCTTGGTTTACATCCTTGATCAAGTCAAGTTTGTCGCCTGAACCCGGCGCGTCATACATCAGTTCAATGGTGCCCGAACCACTGATTAGACCACCCACATTGGCACGATATGTGTCGCCGTGGTCGGTCACATCCAGTGATTCCTTTTCTACGGTCATAGACCATGACCGCACTGCTGCGATCTCGGACAGACCGCCGCTACCAGCTTTGTCAAAGAAGACGGTGCCTTGTTGGCCGCGATAAAAAGCCATGATCAGATGTCCAGAGTGATGGCGCCGTTGGTCACGAAGTTCAGGGTAATGACTTCGATCTCACCGACAGTGGCAGAGTATTCAGCCGAGGTAATGACACCATCAAAACTAATTTTCTTGGTGCCAGTGGTGTCAAGGAATAGCTCAAACAAAGCCAAGCCCTCATCGTTCGCCGTATTGACGTGTTCAATAAAGACGTTGGTTTCGTCCGAGCTAGAAGCGGTGTAAAGAATTTCGCAGGTGCCGGAACCGCTAATTAGACCGCCGACGTTGGCACGATAGGTAGCGCCCAAAGCGGTGGTGTCCAGCGATTCCTTTTCAACGGTCAAAGACCAAGAGCGGGTGCTGGTGATAGCTGCGGCAGAAGAGCCAGCATCGTCAAACTTGACGCTGCCTTGCTGTCCCCGGTAGAAGGCCATGGTTAGAGATCCTCGAAGGTTTCAAAGGTCAATCTGACCTGTGTTTGGAAGTAACCCTCTGGAGCTGGCGATGCCACCACCTCGGGTCCAGTAGGCGGATCAAAATGAACGCCACTGACTACTTGCCTATTGTAAAGGTCACGGATTCGCTTACCTATTGTCAGATTTGCGCCAGGTCCAACACCCTTTGGCGTAAAGACATTCATCACGATGACACCGATGACGCTGTTACTGCTGCCAGTGGTGCCGCCCATCGTCAGGAAGTTATTGTTGCCAAAGCTGACAAGGCATTGGACAAAGGAGCTGTTGGGCGTTGGGGTTGAGGGTTGATTGTGAAACACAACCGGAATTGCTGGTGCCAATGCCAGCTCAGTAGCAAGCCTGCCCTCAATGGTGGAGCGGATGGTATTGAGATTCACGGATGCCATCAGTCTTGTCTCCCTATGCGCTTGGCTTGTTGCTGAGCATAAGCAGTCATTTCACGGGCGATTCGTTCCGTCCACCCTGCGGGGGCTTGCGTGCTGCTACCACCTGCCAGTTTTTCTGCATACGGCAGATTGTTATGGATGTGATAAACACCACCAGCACGCTCTACTTGATAATCAAGTTTGCGTGGCGGTCTGATTGCAGCATCACTGGCTTGAGGTCCTGCATCGTATCCCGGAGTTCCCTGCTCACTGATCGCCCAGCTAGCGCGAAAGCGTCCGGTATCAACAGGGCTTTCTTGCTTTAGCCTGCTGTCTGTTTCAAACACAACCACCCGCAGTAACTGCTCAAACTTCTCTTGGGAGTAGCTGCCAATCTGCGATAGGTTGATGCGTCGTGCCACTATGCCCTCAGGATTAGCTCGTGCGTAATAGCCGTGTTGTCCTGCTCAATCGTAGTGACCCTAATAATCTGATGGCTCACGCTGCTGATCACTACACGGTCAGCCGTGCTTGGTGCTGCTGCAAGGTCTGCCGCAGCTACTGTCAGTTTCTTGTCGCTTGCTTGAATCAGCTCGTTCACCTCACGAGCGTTCACATCCTCAAGCACGCCACGCACTGCAGTGTCAGCAGTGGTTTCTGTGATGGCGCCAGTGGTTGTGTTGTAAGCCCCTGGAGTCACTACACGAATCGTTACCACACCACCAAACTTTGCCATCAACTTGCTGGCAACCTTGCGTAGCGGTACAGCTAATGCCATCAGAGTTTATATGCTACGCAATGACCGTTTTGTAGTTTTATGCTTGTGAACACGCCATAAATCGTCGTTGCAGAGTCAAATGTTTGACCAGAAATAGTATTGCCGTCATAGTTTTGAGCAATAATTTCATTAACCTGCGTATTGCTTGTAAAGTGAATAGCGCCCCATCGTCCAGTGCGTGTAGCTGTATCGCTGACGTAAGTAGCGCCAACTGAGTAATCAATAGCCAGGTAGTTGGTGTCACTCATGGTCAAAGCCTGTATGCAACAACAGTGCCGCTGGTCAATGTGATGCTGGTAAACACGCCTTCAATTTCAGTGCTTGCCTTAAAGGGAATGGCGCTCAACGTGTTGCCGGTCCAGTCCATAGCGGTCAGGCTAGCAATCACCGAATCCTCAAGCGCCACAATCTTCCCAAAGCGCCCGGCATGTGCTGCGGTGTCATCAATAAACTCAGCACTGGGATACGGGTAACCCATGATCAGCTCCGGCGAATCGAAAAGTTGCCTGGTCCACTAATTCTAAGCCCCGTCAAATACCGCTCCATGATTGGCGGCACTTTGTCAGCGCCCACCGCTCCATAACCCAAATTCGGCGTCACGTCAATGCTGCCAATTTTGACGTTCTTGTAATCTTCCAAGCCGCTTAAGCCAATGCCATCTGGGTTGTTATGCAGGTAAACCGCCAATACAACCTGCGCCCTTTTAATCTGATCCGGGATTTCAGTGTCGGTAAAATAATCCGTGGAGATCCGAAACGGGAAGCCAACTGTGTAGGTGTTGATATAGGTGTCTGGCTTGCGCACACCAGTACGCGGCCATTGCAGCGCCTGCGTATCAGTAGCACGGGCTCCTAAATATCGCTCACGGTCCAACCGTTGTGTTGCGGTATAAAGGGCACGATTTTTTTGATCAGTGGTAGCTGATGCCCATGCGGTTACATCAGCATCCTCTACAAGACCATCAATGATCGTCTGGGCGTCCGCCAGAGTCAGATAAGAGTTGGCGCTTGCCGACCCGACGGTTGCGACGATTACTACTGCCATCGTTGGGTGGCTCCTTTGGTTCTAGTGTAGGCGCAGGCTCTGCAATAGAAAGAGAGGCTGCTTCCGTAGAAGCAACCTCACGATCACGCAGTCGCCGGAAAGCGAACAGCCCCATCAGGCGTTAGCGCCCTTGATTACAGCAAAGCTAAGCACAATGGCTTGGCTAAGCGAACCGCCAGACACGTTACGCACCGTGACCGCAAAGGATCCCGCTGCAATAGCGTTGGCTTCGGCGGTATAGGCACCGGCAGTGCCAGCAGACGAGTGGTTAACGATCACAACGTCATTAGCAGCAACAGTGCTGTTGGTGACAGTGAAGCTAACGTTGGTGGCATCAGCCAGTGCTGCGCCGTTCATGGTAATCGCCCCACAAACTTTGTTGAGGGTGACACCAGTGGACTTACTGGTGGCTTGGGTTACCGCACCACCAGTGCCGCTGACGTAGCCAATGGCACTGCCAGCAGTTACTTCAAAGAGGGAAGCCATAATTAGTTACCTCAATCGAAGTTGGAAGTGTTGGTCGCACGCACGACACCAATGTTCTTGGTTTCGTACACCTTCGACCAGTTGCCGATGGTCTCCAGTTGAGCACGGGTCGGGTTGACAGTGCTCACGCCCCACTTGGAACCAACAGGGTGGTAGCAGTAGTGGAGGTCGATCGACATGGCATCGCTCTTGGCGAGGATGTCACGGTCAGTTTCCGTCTGGAGAGCCAGTTGCTCACCGCTAGCGACAGCGCCGTTGGTGAAGAAGTAAGTGGCATATTCAGTGGAACCGCCACTGCCTGCGGTC